CTGCACGGTATTGTTTATGTCGTTAATGTCTGTTTTAATTAGTAATCTTTCCTTCGCCTCCAGCGTAGTTTCCGCCCGGTATAAACCACGATTAGCAATTAATAAAAGAAACGCTAACCACCATTCGCCTTTAAACTCTTCCTCTATGTCTTTTCGGTATTGACTTTCAAAATCTGCCCGTACTTCGTCAGGTGTATTTCCGCTGTAATTATATCTATTATCTTTTAATATAAATTTATAGTCTTTTACTTTCTCATTTATTCTTGCCCATTTTGCTGAATCTGCTTTCTGCCATTCCAATAAAAGAGATGAAACCCCAGCATTTCCACGTATAGACGTGAGCTTATGATCACACGTTGGCATTTCACTGTAAAATTCGCAGAGCTTACACATCTTCATTCTCCGGCACTATGAATAATTCAGGATAGAGTTTTACGATATCCTTTTCACTTACAAGTGTTCCAAGTCCTAAAGCAAAAGCTGAGATTAAGTTCTTAATCGTTTCTGATTTCAACTTATTTGTTTCAGCTGTTTCTTTTGCTGTTGGTTCTGATAAAACGTCAAACTTCCAATAGTAGTCAATTGGGTTGATAAATTTAAGTAATATTAATCGGTCAATAAATAAATTAAGTATGTAAGGGATTGCGAAGTTTGTTTGACGGCTCCGAGTGGTGTCGTTCATGGAGTCGCGATCTTGTGTACTTGCAAGCTCTCCGGCTTCATTTCCGGTAAACATGCGCTTAGGATATTCTGTCTTCATGGAGACAAGCCCGGAATTCGTATCAAAAGAAGGAATTGGCGAGGCGGGACGTGACTGCATGGATTTTAATTTGCCACCTTGTACGGTTACAACTCCGAAGCCACGGTCTATCGTTTTCTTGCCTGCCCTAATCATAGTTTCCATCAAAGGCTGTTTTTTCTTTGCGGAGTCTTCTAATAGATCAAACTCGGATGCATCTTCAAGCAAGGGGCTCTCCTTATCAACTTCAATTCCTAAAATATAGCAAGCTGCTCTAAATATTCCCTCTGATCCTGCACCGGCTTCTTTTATCATATCTTTTGCTTGGTTATAAATATCCATTAAGTAAGGATCTGATTTTACTTTTGATGTGCGGGATATGTGAATCACTCGAGTCCAGTGATAAGTTACCGTTTCAATTGTATCACCTACAATGGCTCTGATTTTATACGTTAAAGGCTGCCCGTATCTTGGACTTAATTTATCATGATCGTATGTATTAATTATCGCTTCCAATTGTCCATATTCTTGGATCCAAGCAATTGTCGACGCTCTATCGACGGGTGTTTCAGGTGCACCCGGGAAGCCGAACACAATTATAGAGTATTCAGCTAAATGACACAGCCTATCTGCGCTCTCGAATAATGAGAATATGGAAAAGGTCTTAAATAATTCATTTAAGATCTTCTTTTCACGATCTGATTTTGTAATAAGTAGCGGGCGTTTTTTCCATGTCTGCCGTGCAGGTTTATTTATAATAGCTTTTGCAACGACGTTGAATTTGTAAATATCGTTGTAATCATTAAGCGTTAAGTTTGCGGGATCAGACCATTTAAAGTTTAATAGCATATCCGCTGTCATATCTTTATGGCTCACATCCGTGTTAAAAAGTGTACGATAGCTATCAATATCACTTTGCAAGCGTGAGTTTTTACGTTGTAATAGATTGTTTTGACTTATGATTTTTGCTTTTCTCATTGAGAGAAGGTAAATCATAAAGTATTTATTTACAAATAAATTCTTTTTATATGGCAAAATACATAACATTTTGGCATATTGTGTCAATTATGATGTGAATTTATATGTTTTTTGTAAAAATTTAGGTTAATGAGTATAACACTAATTTTTAAACTTGTCAAGGATAAAATAAAAAACCCTCGGTTAGGAGGGTTTTGACTTTCTTCACACGCGAATGGAAAAAAAATCAAGTTATTTTTAATTGCTGATCGCTCATAACTTCACTCGCCCGCATTGGGCGATTACCGTAATATCTTAAACATGAAACTAAACTATCCGGTGCGTCGTTGGGTTCCATTGATTCTTCATAGTCAGTGACTTGATCTAAATAGCTCGAATACTTCGTAGCGTTGCGGTCTGCTTCTTCGTCTAATTTATCTTCCCATTCTTTTGTTGCCTGTAGAAAATAGATACGCTTCCAATACTTTTGTAAAAAGAACTCTATCTTGACATTTTTGTTCATATCTTCATGGTAATCTTTTGCTCTGATACCTTTTGATTTTAGTTCTTTTGTCAAATACCCCTTGTCAGAGTTTCGTTCACACCACACTGTTCCGCATTTAAAACGTGTGACTAATTCTTTAATATCCTCCATGCAATCGTCAACGTGTCGATAGTAGGTGACCCCAAACGCATAAATCCTCTGAACCTCTTTGTTTACTTTTAAAATTGTAAACGCGGTGTAATGTACTCCGCTGTATCGTGCGTCAATATGACCAATGCCGTTGTATAACATTTCATCTTTGCTTTGTGCTGCTGTCAAAATACGTGGATCAGTCCATCGCTTATTCTCATCGGAGGCTAAAGTCATTTCATAGTTTAGAGCGTATAATGTTGAGCCTATCTTCTCTCTGATTTTTGCAAGTTGGTCATCTGAGAATATCCCGCTCTCTTTTACGGTGACTATCTTGTCAGGTTTTGCGGTCATTGTACTGGATATGCCAAATAGATCATCCTTGTGCCAGATTGTACCGGTGTTACCGATCGGCGGTTCATCTTGTCCCGCAACTGGATTGGCTAAGTTTACCAATTCCTTGAAAAAGTCAATAGTTTTTTCTCTCTCAACTTGCTGGCGTCGGTCTTCACGGGCCACGATGTCATCGGTAATATAGTAATCTTTGTGAGCGCCGGTGACTGATCCTTTGATACCGGCTGCCTCAAATTGCGGGTCACCTCCGACCGTCTGACTTATGTTAGTATCTATCTCGGCGTAATTGTCAACTGTTAATCTCAGGGTAACACCCCAAAGTTTCTGAACGTAGTATTGGGTTTGTTTATGTACTAAAATTGCTCCCAAACCCTTAGTAAACTTCTTGATCAACTTATCGGTTTTTCTGAATAATCCAATAGTCAAATGAGGATGGGTGATCATGACAATCGCAACGGCGATCATTAAGCAGGTTGTCTTAAAAGATCCACGGTGTGCGTGGCGAGTGAATGGGATCCCGTGTGTTATTCGACATACATCTAAAACGATCCAATCGTTATGAAATGGTTTTAGTTTCTTAAAGCCCAAATCCCCGGCATATAAACCGGGGTGTCTTAAAAGAATATTAAGAATGTTTGATTGTTCTTGTGTTAATTTATCGTTCATTATCAAGCATATCTGATCCCATTAGTTTTCTAAATTTAGCTATTTCTTTTTTCCTTCCAATTCACAATCCAAATATTTTAAGATAAGCTCGTTTAAGTCCTTACAGATTTGATCTGCATCGTGTTTAGTAGTTAATTTACATTTTAATCTTATATTATAATATTTTATTGGCGAAGTCATTTTAACGTTCTCAACAACAAACATATTCTTGACATTTTCGTCAAGCAACATCGTGTATTTAATTAAATTTAGATTGTTCATATTTACTATCCTTCGGTTTAATCCCAATTCACCATCGAAACGCCACTAAGGGTTTACTTACGATTTGTTAGTTTTGGTGTTTCAATCTCTTTTTTCTCTATTGGTCTAATATATTTGAATGAACTTGGAGTATCTCTGTCCTCATCATACACAATGTAAGGATCTGATAATATCTTAAGATATGATGAAAAATACCAGTCACTATATTCACTCCAATTTTTGCCGTCATCAGACACCTTCACCTTATCACCTTGCTCAGGGAGTGGAAAGGTGTCGGAGGGTTTGAAATCACTACCATCTTCCACAACTTTACCCCAAAATCTTTTATCTAAATGCTTTAAACATTTCACAACTTTCATTTTAATTCCTTATATACCTCGTCAAGATAATCCGCTATGCGTTTGGCTTGAGCGTCCATTTCTTCTTTTGAGAGCATACCTTCTATCTCTAATTTGTTCTTAGGTTTAAAGTCAGAATCGGTGCGGTCAAGTACGTATTTGCTCGTGTCGATGTCACCATCACCCTTGCCGGTTCCAAGCACCTTTTTAGCTATATTAAATTTGGCGTGCATTTTAACATCTTCTCTCAACTCCTCTTTTCTGTTTATAAACTCTGGGTTTTCCTCTTGATAATTAAAGAGAGTTGTTCTACTTATCCCAGCATATCTGCAAGCTTGAACATCCGATAAGCCGTTGATAAAACCTTGCTCTAATTTATTTACAGTCAATTCCGTCATAACAGTAGGTCTGCCGCCTGCGTGCTTACGTTTTGTAGGGGTCTTTTTCTTCTTGGCGACCGACTTTTTTACTACTGCTTTAGATGGGTTTGTCATGGTTGTTCCTTTTGATATTATCGTATTTCCAATAATCGCAACTATCAACGCATTCTATTTTTTCCGGGAAATGCTTTTTTCATTTTTCAACACATCTTCTTTGCATATATTAATTGTTATTTTGTTTCCGTTTATTTCTTCATGTAGGATTGCAACTTGTCGTAATAATAGTTTTAGTTTTCTAACTTTATGTATAAGTCTATTATAATTTACAAGTTTAGCTTTTAATTTTACAGTATAAATTCCTATCTGTTTTCCATGATAAAACTTTTCACAGAACGCGTCTCTATTTTTATTCACTTTCATTGTCCCTTCCTTTCTACCGCTTCTTTAAAATTCCATTTTTTAGCTACACTCTCAGCTTCTTCTTGGCATCTAAAACAGATTTTCTCAAGGTGAGGGTCATCTTGGAGGTAATATTCGATTGTCGGTTTGGCTTGGTTTCGGTTCTGGTGTGTTCTGACACATTGTATTTCAAGTTGTTTTGGCAAAACGCAGTATTCTTCATGTGTAATGACTTTTCCTGATCCTCTGCATAATTGGCAAACTTGCCGGGTATTGGTTTTAGTGAGTAAAAATCCCAGTCCGTCGCAATCAGAGCACTTTGCGATTACATTCTTTGTACTTATTATCCATACTTTATCATTAGGTTTGTATAATGTTTTTATGATCATTTACTATCCATCATATCATGATATTCGACTATCTTTTCAACTCCACAGCGCGTACAACGTTCCACCAAATTTGGTGCATCTGATCGTTTAATGTGATATGGGTTTCTAAAAATAGATAGGAGATGGGGGAATTTAGCAGTAATGCGCTTTTTATACATATTCCATACATTTCGCTTCATGATTATTACACTCACAACTACGGGGTAACTGTGCCCGTACTTCTTTTCACAACCTTTGCAATTTTTGATAACTCCTGTTTTCATGAAAATATCGCTTGTATTCATTTTATGTCCTTTAATTTAAGTTTTTTAGTTAGGATTTAAAAGGATTATTATTTATTCTCATTTGGTTCCATCATTTTTATTATACTATTTTCGGATACAACATATTCAATACCATTTTTATCTTTAATTGTGTAATTAATTGTATTTGGTGCAGGATCCCAGTCCTCAGTAATATACATTTCTACTCCAGTTATTCCCCATACTTCACCAAAACCATCATAAAATTTTTGTTTTGATTTGAATCTCGGTTTTATAGTTTCTTTATTTTCTTCATTACAATCACAATGATCTTTGTCGTGGTGTAGGTATGTAAATGCAGTTGTATATAACCAGTGCCTATTGATAAATGTAAGGTTCATCTTGTCGAGTTCGCCCGTTAGCTCTTTTAAGTATTCACCGTGTTTGCAATTTGATTTATGTCGCTCACTTTCTTCGATAAATTGCTTTTCTCGCCTTTCTTGTATTTTTTCGTTTGCTTTTTTTACATCATCATTCGTCCAAACTATCTCAAATTTATCTTTCGATGACATCGGATAAATAGTTGTTAAATAAAACGCAACGCCATTGCCTTCAAATGTGTAGTGATATGGTTCTTTTGGTATTTTATGAATTCTTAGGGCGCTTGCGAGAAAATCAACAGCGTCTCTGACTTCTTTCTTCTTTTTGATTGCCCTGCCTATCTCTACTCCGATAACCGTAAATAAACATCCAATTAAAAATCCCATTCCTAAATATTGTAAAAATTCCATTTTATCCCTTTCGTATTAACACCTTGTCTGATTTTTTGTGTCGATTACATATCCAAACGCTGGATAGATTAACATTTTACCCGTCCATCCGCAATATGGACATTCGGCAAATTTGCGTTCTGAGATCGGTTTGATTTCTTCAAACGTCTTTTTACAGGCTTGGCATTTGTATTTGTATAGTGGCATAATTTTTAAAGGGCGATCAGATATTTTATGTTATGACCGCCCGTTTATTGGGCTCTTTGGCAGGATTACAAACCTACATTGATGCCTCAACCACCCGCCAACCAGGAGGAACAGTCTGGTTGTTTTTCAGTTCCATCATTACGAGTGTGCGTTTTGTATATTTTCGCCACAAAGAGCCATTGATTTCAATTAACAAAGACCAGACTACTCAGCGAAATAACTCAAGGGATTAAGGAAATGTGCTTTTCATCTGGTCTATTTGGTTTTTTGTTTTCATTCATTTCCCTTAAATATATCTTCAACTTAACTATGTTTATCGTTAATGTCAAGGGTTATTAGAACATTTTTACTTGCGAACAATTCAATACTTTTTCATTTGCCTCTTTAAAATAGTTCTTTTTGATCTCAAAACCGTACGCTTTGCGGTTACAATTCACGGCTGCTAATAATGTGCTTCCACTTCCAGCCACGGGATCTATAACAACTTCGCCACGGTCAGTAAACAGCTCTATCAGTTGTTCAAGTAATTTAACGGGCTTTTGTGTCGGGTGAACTTTAGCCGTGTGTGTGTCTTTGTGCCAGTCAAAACAATTAAAAAACATCTTGCCATGATTATTGAATTTCGGGAGCTTATCACGATATAATAAAACAGCGTATTCACAGTTCCCGACCACTCGCATATTTGCTTTTAAAACCTGAGCTGAGAAATTTTTACGGAATATCAAGTTTATATAATTATTCAATCCATATTCTTTCGCCTTTTCGATTAACTCAAATTGCTGTTCAAATGAGCAAAATACGATCATGCAAGGTGCTTTCCCTTTTTCTTTCGGCTCTTTTTTTATCATTCGATTGCAGAAATGCAAAAACTCTGAAACTCGAAAGTCTTTATCGGTATCGAAAAACTCAGTATTTGCCAATTTGCTTTCACCGTTCTTGTTGTCACCGCCCTCATACCAGCTCGGATTTGATCCGTAAGCATCTTTACCGACATTATAGGGTATGTCTGCTATCACAAGTTGAGCCTTTGGAATATTATAAGATTTGTAGTTCTGAAAATGATCGTTAATTAATACAGGTTTGTAGACTTCGTTTTCTTTTTTCTTTTTATAGTCTTGAATTTTTGTGTCAGTCATAATTCCACCCCCAAGAACCTTTCAGATCGTTCCATAAAATCACTTGGTTTCCCTACGCCTTTATAAGTATTCCAATATTTTTTCCAATACCACGATCGCTCCTCACGGGTTGAGGGGAACGCCTCAAAGATTCGTTTATAACCTAATCTTTCAAAAATAATGGATAACTTCCAATTATACTTGAGAGATTCAAAGGTAACCAAGTTTATATCTATTTGCCATTTGTCCCATATCTTTTTATTATGTTCCTGGCAATTCTCAATTATATCATCGTACTTTATTCTGTCGATCTGGGGGAGTCCCATGCCTTGTTTGTCGTCGGTATCGGGCATATTGCCAAGCAGGGTTTCGGCGCACATCGTTTCCATTAGCATATTGTAGCTGTCGATATACTTTTGATTATGTTCGTCATTTATTATTAATTCATCATCAAAAAAAGCGCAGACTTCACCTGTGAATAACTCGATCTCTTGTCTCGTTGCTATGCCGTAATACATTTTATACTCTCCTAAAATAAAGTTTGTTGATTAATCCGCCACCCTCACCAAGCGATTGTTTATTAATTCCTATCCCATACGGAGGATCAACAATAGCAAGCTCAAATTCATTCTCATGCATCTTCGATAAGGCAGGCATACAATCTTCGTTGTAAATCTCTATCGTGCGACCCGTGGCTTCGTTTGTCCATTTCACTATTCACATCCTCAATTTATCATATTCAATTTTCAAACCTTCATACACATCTTTCACAATTTAATCCCTTTTTGTTTCGCCAACTCTTTCGCTTTCTCGCGATAATATTTAGCGATTTGTTAAATATCTTAATCTATCAG